TAGACTATATTTTTGAACCGTTACCTTATTTGACTTTTTTGATGGTGTGCGAGGGGGGTTAGAATGTCAAGAGCAGAGAAACAACTATGAGGCGCGATAAAAAGGGGAACATGAGCGCTATTTTGATGACGTTTTAACCTGTTTTTTTGCTATACAACTACACCTTTATGATAAAAAGAGAAATTTTCATTGCGTGTACTCCTGACTAATTTGTACGACAGCTTCCATAATATGGGAGATGTTAAGAGGATAAACTGGAGAAAAACTCATAGAAAGCCCCTCTACGCATAGGTATTCGGTATGAGTTGTAAAGTTTTTGGGAAGTAGTTGTGTGGGAACCGCTTAGTTGTGTGATACGTGAAAAATAAAACAGGGTTAAAATGTCATCTTGATACCCGGAGGCGCATTGGGCCAATGATTCTGAACTCTACTTGGGATTCATCAGGGTTGTATGTCTCAGTAGCATATTTCGGATTATCACTGATGATTCGAATAGAGCCATCAAGTTGAAACTGTAGGCTCTTCACCATAACAGTACCTCCAACCACAATAGCATAGATCCCGTTGTCTCTTCTGACTTCATCATCCGGGGTAATAATAATATAGTCGCCATTTCGAAGCGTCGGCTCCATCGAGTCTCCAATCACCTCGACCGCAATTGCCTTTCCCTCTTTAACAAACGGGAAAAGCTCTGGTGACAGAGCCATTATTGTTTGCTGGGGCTCAAAATTATATATTCCTTTTCCAGCTCCAGCTTGATATTTCATAATGTGAACCGGCACAGTTCCATCCTCATCGTCGTTTTTCTCACCAGTACGTATCCAATCCACACTTTTTCCGGTTAAAAGTGCACATTTGTCTATATTTTTCTCCGGCACAACCCCCCTGGATTTCCACCGATCAATTGCAGAGAGAGAAACCCCCATTTTTTCGGCAAGTTCAGCATATGTTTTAGATCCGGTTGCCAGCTTCATTCTGTCAATAATTGCTTTAGCATCCATGATTTCTCCCTAAAAATACACACCTTATCTTGACAAATGTGCGTATTTGTGTGTATTATACCGTCACCGATTGGTGATGGAACGTAAGTTTAACACACACAACGATCGGTTTGCAAGAGTTCGCTCTTGGGTTCTCTAACATCTCCCGGCTGTCGCGTCCGCAGTCGGCACCTAAATAAGGTGAGTAAGTTTCCTCGACGTTTTTGCCCATGGAGAGCGGTGGCGCAAAAACAAACAACTACTACAACTATCACAACTTCATAGCACAAAGCTCGATTTTTTGGGATTTGTGGTGTGAGGCACAGACACAACACATTACACAACCAAGTTCAAAGGAGGGAAGATGCAAGGAGATATGTTACGTAGACGTTTTGATTTGCGCGGCTTCTCAGTGAAAAAATATGCCAGAGCACACGGAGTGAGCCATTCTACGCTATCGCGAATATTGGATGGCGAGCTGACGGGAGCAAGGTCCAGTGGTGCAGTGAGGAAGATCATCGCAGCACTCAAAAACGATGGCGTATGGATTGGGAGGCTTCCATGGGAGTAAACAAATGGGTCAGCGCGAAAGAGTTGGCGCAACAAACGGGGGTCTCTCGTCGGGCCATAGATAAGAAGCGAAATCGCGCCATAGAGATCGGGGAGAAAACGATACAGATTGGTGGTGTGAGCTACAGGTTCAGATTTGATGGGAAGAAAGTCGTATATCAAGAGGTCGTCGATCTGGAAATTTCTGTTCAAAGAGAATCCAGAAGCTATCTGCAATATCCGATAGAAAAACGAAGAGAGGCTGAATTGAAGTTGGCATTGGTCAGAGAGTATGAGAATCGAGGATCAATGACCTATGCTGAATTTGTACGCAATCTTCCTATGAGGTTTAAACAATTGCGTTTCTCTCAACGACGTCTTTTGAGATGGGTAAAACTGGTACGAGAATGCCCCAAGGACGAAAACCCTCTTCATCGGCTGATTGATAAACGTGGGAGCCATATAAAACACAAGTTGATGACAGACGAGATGAAGGCATTCATTGAGCGCCTGATTCTTGAAAAGCCCCATCGAAAAATCAAACGTATCTACGAATATTTGAAAAAAGAGTTCGGTCAAGTACCGAGCTATGAGACGGTGCGCAACTGGGTGAAAGAGTGGAAGCAGACCCATCACCTGGTAATGGCGTTTGCAACAAATCCTGATAAAGCGGTCGGCACCTACCGCCCCGCAGGCGGAAACATGAGCGAATCGATTAGTTTTCGCAATGAACTATGGGAGCTGGATGGAACGCCAGCAGACATCATTTGCAGCGACGGAAAGCGCTATACCCTTTCTGCTGCCATCGATGTCTACAGCCGTCGTCCTGTAGTAGTTGTAGAAGAGTCCTCCAGCTACTCAACCTTGGCAAAAGTCCTGCGAAAAGCGATCAAAAAGCTGGGTGTCCCAGAGTCTGTCAAAACAGACAACGGCGCGGACTACACCTCCAATAATTTCCAGTACACCTGCGCCAGATTGAGAATCAACCAGATTCTGGTGCCGCCGTACAGTGGCTATTACAAACCACATATTGAGCGATTCTTTCGGACACTCAGCCATGAGCTGTTCGAGGAACTCGACGGCTATATCGGCCACAACGTCGCTCAGCGTGAAGAGCTTCAGAGTCAAATGATGTTCCAGAAAAAGCTCGAATCGATCGCAGCCTGGAGAGAGAAGTGGAAAAACGGTGACGAGTTCGCCGCCCGTTTCGCCGCAAAAAAGGAAAACGCGGGGCTTGATGTGGGTGTTCCGCTCTCCAGAGACGAGCTTCAGCTCTGGATCGATCGCTGGATCGAAAATGTATATGAGCAGCGTCGACATGGTGGCCTCAAACGCTCTCCAATAGATCAATGGGAGCGGGATCCTACGCCGATCAAGCGGGTTTCTGATGAGCGGATGCTCGATGTGCTGCTCGGCCTCTCCACACAGCGCACGGTGAGAAAGAAGGGGGTCGAATGGATGGGGGTGACCTACTTCCACGAGCGCATGGCCGATTATGTGGGCGAACGCGTGTGGCTGCTGAGTGACGACGATATGGAGGTCGTCTATATCTACGACCAGAATCTCAACTATCTCTTTACGGCAAAAAATCCCGAGTTTCACAACATCTCTCGCAGCGAGTACCTTGCAGCTACGAAACGCTTCAACCGACGGATGCAGAAGGTCATCAGGGGGCTCGAAGAGATCAGGGCCGAGGCTCCCAGTCGGATGATGGATCGAATTTCAGAGCATATCGAGGCGGTCGAAGAAGCGGCCAGGGCTGACATCGCAAAGTACCGAACGCCGAACAAGCCTTTCCATGATTCCATAATCCAGGTGGAAGCTACGGGAGAAGAGAAAGAAGAGGCCGACATCCGTCTGAACGGACGGCCAATCTTCCACAGTGCGTACGATCGGTTCCTCTGGGATCTGGAGCACGACACCGTGGACGACAGCACCAGGAAACTCGCGGGGAAGCAGCCCGACCTCTGGGCGATGGCCGAAGCGGAATATGAGCGCCGAAAGGCCGGATAAAACAAGTATTGAAAGGACAACAATGAAAGAGACCTTTGTCGAAACGAGAAACTACATCCAGATGCATGAAATGATGGACCGGCTGGTCAATCAGCTGGAGGGGAACCAGGAACGCATGGGGTTGGCATACGGGACGTTTGGCCTGGGGAAAACATTCTCTCTGGAACGGCTGGCGATGGAGTTTGACGCTCTGCTGCTGAGGACACGGCAGACCTGGACAGTCAGCAGCGTATTGCGCCTGCTTGCCCAGGAGCTTGGGATCGACACCCACGGAAAATCCTCCGAGTTGCAACGGCGGATCACCAACGCGATGAACTACGCCCCGAGGCCGATTATCATCGACGAGATCGATGCGCTGCTCTACGCGGACAGATTCCGTGTCATGGAACTGTTTCGGGATATCCATGACCAGACGGGGATCGTGACGGTCTTTGTCGGGATGGAGAGCTGTGACGCCCGGCTCAAAAATCATCCCCACTTCTATTCCAGGATCGTCGCCAAGGTGAAGTTTCAACCCATTCCCGTCGAGGATATCAGCCGCTTCTGCGAGCAGGCGGAGATCGGGATCTCAAAAGACCTGGTGGAGTATTTCCACCGGAAATATCCCAATCTGCGGCAGATCAAAGTATTTCTGCTGCGGCTCGAAGCCTGGGCGGAGCTCAACGGGGTTGACCGGGTTGACCTGAAGCTCTTTCGCCAATCCGGCGTTGAGAAGATGGAGCTGTAGATGCGGACCAGAATATTCGGCCCGACGCGCCGGAGGCGGAGCCACCGGCAGCGGGCCTGGGAGTATATGCGGCGCAATCCGGTCTTTGCGGTATCGGATCTCCTGGTATTGACCGGCATGGCCCAGGAGACGCTTCGGGAGTTCCTCGGAGAGCTTGGGCGAGAGGGATATCTGCGTCAAGCCGGTCGGGAACGCAGATTTAGAGCTCGACGTTATCGGCTGATTCGCAATACCGGTCCTATCGTACCCTACCGTACCCAGTCGGGTGAGTGGATCGACCCTAATCTCTCAGGAGGTACCGACCCGCCGATTCCTCATCCACTATTTGGAGTCCCCCCTCTGATTGGAGAGTGTGAATATGCCCTCAACCGTCTGCGGAAGATTTTCCGTAACCATTCCGGAACTCCTGAAGAGCTTTCAAAACATTCAGGGGTGGAGCTCGGGAAGGTGGTCGAGGTACTCACCATCATGGAGAAAAACGGGGAGGTGGTTCGCGCTGGAAAAGTGTATGAACCCTCGGTTCCAAGGCGGGCAGATGCCCCAAGAGTGGGGCGACCGCCTCGACAATACACCAATCCTCCGCCATGGAGGGATGAATAGAAAGGAGAAGCAATGAATATCGAAAACTGGGATGATGTGGACGCGGCGCTGCGCCGCATGGGAGAGATCGAGATCGCAAAAGCGAAGATCGATGGAGAGATTACGCTGCGGATCAACGAGATCAAAGAGGAGGGCAAGTCCAAGGTCAAGGGGCTGGAGCACGAGCGCAAATCTCTGGAGAAGGCGATCGAGATCTTTTGCCAGGCACACAAGGAGGAGTTCGCCAAAAAGCGGAGCCGGGAACTCAACTACGGAAAGATCGGGTTCCGGATCGTCCGCAGCGTCTCTCTGCCACGGGCAAAGGAAAAACTCTCCGCACTGCTTAAGGCTTTGAAAGCCTACGGGCACCCAGAGTGCATCGTCTACGAGGAGAAGCCGAACAAAGAGAAAATCGTGGAGCTGCCTGACGAAGAACTGGTCAAACTGGGACTGAAGCGGACGGTCAAGGACAGTTTCCGCATCCAGCCCGCTATCGAAAAGATCGAGGAGGCGGAGGCATGAACCCCCATATCGAATCGATCAAGAACAAAGGAACGCGCCTGATCGCCTGGAGTATGGAAGAGGATGGTCCCGACGGAGTGCGGATCCTCCAGCGCACCGTGCGGGAGCTGGGCCCCAAAATCGCCGTGGACGGCGAGCTTGGCCCCATTACCGCTGCCGCCATCAACTCGATCCCCGCCAAAACCTTCCAGGGCACGCTCTGGGACCGGATGTTTGGCAAGGAGATCGCGCTATCCGATGATGTGCCCGTCTGGGTGGCTATCGCGCTCAAGGAGCTCAAGCGCGGCGTCAGAGAGATCCACGGCGCCCGGCACAATCCCAGGATCCTGGAGTATATGCATGCGACCCGATGGGGCAAATGGGTAACGACGGATGAGACGCCCTGGTGCGCCGGGTTTATGGCGTGGTTGATGGTCCAGGCGGGGTTCGAGGATCAGATCCCAGATCACGCCCTGGGTGCCCTGAGCTGGCTGGAGTTTGGCGTCTCGGTCCACAAGCCAATTTTGGGGGCCATCGCCGTCAAAGAGCGACGCAGTCGAAAAGGCAAAGTGATCGGCGGGCATGTGGGGCTGGTGCTCGGCCGGGACAAGAAGCGCAAGCGCCTCTGGATCCTCGGGGGGAACCAGGATGACATGCTCTGTGTCAAGAGCTATCCGGAATGGGTATGGAAGGACTATCGCTACCCGAAGGGCGTGCCCCAAAGCACACGAAAACTGGTGCAGTGGAAAGGCCCCAGCACTCTGGCAGGCCGGGAGGTCTGATCGGCTCCGGGCCCCCGGGGCTTACTGAGACTTCGACTTCCGCAACACCGAAACAAAGGAGAAACGATGATCACGACAAGGGAGATGGAGAGGGCCGATGCTGCACTGGGGCCTTCGGCCCTGGAGCGTCCCGAGCTGGAACGCGCCCGGGCCATCCGCACTCTCGCCGCCGCCCTGGGAGAAGCGATGGAGTCGCACCTGCTCTATGGACGGATCCGTGGGGATACGCTGGAGTGGGTATTCGATCATCCGGCGATGGTGGGGGAGTTCGCGATGCATCGGGAGGAGATCCTGGAGCGAATGCGTCAAATCTATCGGGAAAAGAAGCTCAAAGATCTCCTGGTCTTTCGTCGCGTGACAGCCAGGAGCGAGGCGAGGCCTCCCCGGCAGAGCCCCCGGCCTCAGTCCAGGCGGGAGGTGGCCACCGGGTCGTTCGAGATCCAGGTGAACTCTCCCGCCCTGCGGGGGGTATTCGAGCGGATACGGGAGCATATCAAAGCGGCCCGGGAAGGAGGGGATGATGTTTGAGTGGGAACGCTATGCCCTCCGTCCGGAGGATCTGGAGGACGAGGCGATCCGCTGGCTGATTCCCCAGATGCTTGTGGCCGAGGCGATCACGATGTTTTACGGTCCGCCCGGGCAGGGAAAAACCTGGCTGATGTATGCGCTGACCCGGAGGCTTTGCGGACTGGACTCTGTCAAAAAGGTCTGGTACCTGGACTGGGACAATCCCAAGCGACAACTCAAAGAGCGCCGGATTGATCTACTGATGGAAGAGGCGGGGGAACGCCTGGCTTATCTCTCGAAGAGTTCGACAGATCTCTACAGCTATGAACTGCTGGAGATGATCGCGGCTGAAGCTGTGGGCCGACGTTATGACGGACACGTTTTCATCTTCTCGACTCGACCCGGGATTTCGTCGACGATACCAAAAGTGATGTCCAAGCCAAGCGTTTTATGGAGCGTATCAAATCGATGCGTGACGCCGGGGCGACGATCCTGCTGATCCATCACGCGACAAAAAGCGGCAAGGTGATTGACGGATCCCCGGAGTTTACCCGGAGTGTCGACAATCTCTACAGTGTCCGGCAGCGTGACCGACTCAAAAACGAGATCCGCTTCGACCTGCGGGCGGAAAAAGATCGTGACCCCATCGAAAGTGCGGCAGTAACAGTCCAGACAAATACCCTGGAGTTGCTGCAGACATCCGGGGCGCTTGGCCGCCTGTCCGCCATCGAAGAAGGGTTTGTCACCTCCGTGATCGAACTGCTCCGTTCCCATCCGGAGGGACTCAATAAAACACGGGTCCTTGAAGGGGTCGGACGACGCAAGGATGACAAGACTGCCCGGGAGATCCTCGATCGATATACCGGGACGTTCTGGGTGAAGCGCCAAGTGAGGCGGCAACAAATCTATCTTCTAAAGGAGGGAGTATGACAGAAAGACAGGAACGGTATCGAAAGGGGTTGATTCGATCTATCCATACCAGCAGACGATGGAGGGAGTGGTTTGCCGATCATCGTGATGAGTATAAGGAGGCGCTCCGCAATGCCTTCGGGGTGGAGAGTTCAACGCAGCTTAGCATCGAGCAACTGGTGGCTCTTGATGACTGGATGAACGGACGCATCGACACGCTGCCCCGCAAACGTAACGACCGAATCAGCAAACGACAGCTGGCAAAACTGCGCGCGCTGTGGCGCTCCTATGCCAGGGATCAAAGCGATCACGCCCTGCTGGGCTTCGTGGCACGCGTCACGACCAAGCGTTATCTGAACCCCGAGATGATCAGTAAGGCTGAGGCGCAGCGTTGCATCGCCGCGCTGGAGCGAACAGTCCAAAGAAAGAAGGAGCAGACGGATGAAGAGAAATGATACTTACGAAGTGTTTGCGGAGCTCTACGATGCGATCAAGCGCAGCGATAGCATTGAGACGGTGATCGAGGAGTGGGGCGGGGTGAATCTGACGGTCCCCGGTTTTATCGGAGCGGTCCGGGAACGGGCGATCTGCCGGGAGCTCGACGCCCTGCCGAAAGACTGGAGCGTGCGCCGGAAAATCCAGGCGCTCAGCCGACGCTTCGGGCTCAACTCAACGACGATCCGGCGGACTTTGGCCAAGTGCCGTGGTGAGACGGGGCTGTTTGCTGTAGAAGGAGGAGGGGATGAGTGAGCAAATGTTGCGGGGTATCAGCGGTACGGGGTACTCGCCACGACGCTATCAGGTGGTGATGGATACCCAGTGGGTTGATGGAGAAAGGCACACGGTACCGATGATCGCCGGGATACGGCGGGACGGTCGATATGGTGTCATCGAACCGTGCGAATGCTCTCCAGGCCAACCGGCACGAAGGAGAAATAGGAGAGAGGATGGAAAAATCAACGAAGAACAATAAACTTGAGATGAGGATAGAGATCGGACCGGGGCTCGGCTATATGGTCCACTTCGACAATCACGAGTCTCTGGTGGCATACACTGAAGCGATGAAGGAGATAAACGACATGATCGACACTCGAATGGCTCTCCAGCGGGAGCTGGCAAGCCTAAAGCAGGAGTTGGCTTTGTGCCGTGAGGTACTCAACCGCAATTCCCACAAGAAATGGAGAAAGAACAATGGATGATTTTCGCTGGTGGCATTTTGCTGACGGGGTACTTGCGTTCACGCTCATCCTGGCTTTTATAGGGGGGATTTGGTGCGTGATCGACAAGGTGATGTTGTGGATAGGTGGCTGAGAAAGGAGGAGTCATGACAAAAGAGGTTTTTGAGTCGACATTGAGAAAGATCGAGTATATGGGGCCGGCGGAGATCAACGATCTGCGCAGACGGCTGGGAGCGTCCCTGGTGAAATGGGGCTACAAGTCGGAACTCTACGCGGCACTGGACCGCCGCCAAAAGCAGCTGGAGGCCCGACAGGAGGCGATGGCGGTGGCGTCGGAGGTGGAGCATGAGTGAGTATCGGATAATGAAACGGTTACGGCAGTGGCATCTGATCGTAGACGGTACGCGGATCTATGCCGGCAGCAAAGCTGGCTGAGCGCCTCAATGTTGCCCAGACCTCACTGGCAGGCCGCATCTTCGACGGTGCGGTGATCCGGCATCCGTCCCGGTATGGTGGCCATCATGGTTGAGGCTGTTGCGGTATTTGTCTCCCAGGGGATGCTGGTCTTTCTCAAGCATCTCAATGTGCGGCTCATCAGTCGCCATCGCGTGCTGCCGGCTGTCTGGGTGACGGGCGGCATTCAAACCGCATGGCTGATCAGCTCCGCTTTGGGGATCAAGGGGTTTCTCTCCGGAAACATCGGGATCGTAGCCGTCTATATAGCCGCCGGGATGATCGGGTCGTTTCTGAATTTCAAAATCAAGGCATAAAGAGAAAAGGATAGAATATGTCAAAAAAACAGAGTAAAAACGACACCCCAAAAGTGGAGAAGACGATGCTTGAATCCATCAATGCCATGGAGAGTACGATCCGCCGGCGGATCAACATGGAGTTTCGGCCGACCGACGCCCAAGTGGCGGCGGTGGAGATCGCCTATCAGCGGCTGCGGCAGATCCGGGAGACCCTGACCCAGGTAGGAGTGGAGCGATGAACGCGTGCAGCCGGCTGATCACCTTTTTGGAGAAGCGTCAGGCGCACGGGCAGGACTACTTCGCCACGATCAGGGATATGACCGCCGAGACGGACCGCTATGGGCAACTGGGGCTGGCCCGTTATCTCCAGAGGGACCTGGACCGGGTGCGGCGCTGGATCGAGCAAAACGACCCGGAGGAGTTCGAGACGTTTCATCGCCCCCACATCACTGAAATCGCCGAGATGATCCAGCCGTTTAAGGTCTATACCGGCACCAGTACTCCCTACAACGGGGGCATCAACAGGCTCAGGCTCTACAAAGTCGGGATGCCGGATGAGCCCGATCACCGTCCGTGGCTCGGCGAAGTGATGGAGGCGCTGGAGCAGATCGGAAGCGCGGAGGCTCCGGAGGTCCAGGAGATCCTGGACGACCTGCGCAAGACGGTCGAGTATTACGAGTTTTTCGGCGAGGCGGTGATCGTGGATCAGTACTACCGTATCAGCGGAAACTTCATCCTCCATGCGGCCCAGATGGTGAAGGAGAAGAAAAAAGAGCTGATCCTTGGAGCCATCCTCACCTTTATGAGCGGCGCCGTGGGGGTCGTCTCCACGGCGGCGGATGTGGCCCAACTGCCCGAAAACATCCAGACGATCGAGCGCCAAGTGTGCCACCTGATCGAACAGATCGGCAATCAGCCCCCCGAGGTAATCGACGTGGAGGCCGAAGAGGGGAGTGACGAAAAGGAGGAGCAATGAACCTAAAGAGCAATTCAGGGAGTGGTGTTGCTGAAATTACATTCGGATACAGCACCTCACGGTACTATCCAAAGGCGGTAGAGCTTTGCACAAAGCTTGGCGGGACTAAGACCGGGGAGGGGACGGAAGAGGAGTGGACCGTTCGCCTCCCATTGGAAGCGCTCGATGAGATTCGGGAACTTTATACCTTGACAGGGAACTGGAAAGGCACGCGGATGAGCATCGACGGCAAGCCCGCCACCCTCAAAGATCTGAGTTTTGGCCCTCTGGGGTGCTATACGCATCGCTGTCAGGCTGAAGATCCGGTGAAGTACTGTTATGGACTGGACTCGGAGTTTGAAATCAATCCGTGGGGGTGTCGTCGCCTCAAGATGCCACTGCTGGGGTGGAATGTCGATTGGCTGGGGTATGGCCACATCGAAAAGGGCGTATGGGTTTTTGACAAAGATGCCATCGCTCGGCAGCTCGAAGAGCGGCTCTATGACAATCGACTCTGTCCGGCTCTGAATGTCTCCGCCGCACGCAGAGCTATGGAGCTGTTGCCGGATCGGATCGATCCTCGCAAAGACCCCTCTTGGGACTACGTGACCCATACCGAACGAAACAGACGCGGAAAGCTTGTGGAGACCGTCTACGGGGTGAGGCCCAGTACGGAAGGGCTTGGGAAGATTCTCAAGGCGTTTGGCTCACCCAAGGCGGCGCATAGTCGTTTCCGACGCACGAGAAGTTCGGATCTGGAGAGGGAACCGTCGCCGCCCGTGAAGGAAAAAAAACGATCACTACTTAGTAGGCTCATCATCGGGATACTCAAGGTCGTCGGTATCTTGTTTGGGCTTGGGCTGCTGGCCAGTCTGATGACAAAATCATAGGAGAAGCCAATGAAGCAGAACGATATCGGAAATCCGGTCAAAGAGACTTGCAAAGCGCTGGGGATCACCCAGAAGGAGTTGGCGGAGCGGATCGGGGTATCAAAACCAACGATCGAAAGATGGTCAGCCAAAGGCGATATCCCAGAAAATGCAATTAGACACCTGGAGCTGTTGATTGATTATAAAAGAGTCAAAGACGAACTTGACGAAATAAAATCCTCCCTTAAAACTCTCTCAAAACACTTTTAAGCCGTCTGTAATGGTATTCCCCTTTATGGGGGAAAACTACTTTCTCGCTTCTCATTCTTGAGAACTACGCTGGAACCATCACATTGAACGCTAATGATATACAGAAACAATAAAAACAATTGCTTTTTACTTGACTAAACAATTAAAAGTATGGTAAAGTTGTGTTCGTAGCAATCAGTTTGATTGTGAATAAACAAAAGGAGCATTCATGAATCAACCGATCATCACGATCACCACTCGGATCATCGGCACCGAGGAGACCAACGCGGTCAATGCCAGAGAGCTGCATAAGGCCCTGGAACTCCGAAAAGATTTTTCCGACTGGATCAAGGCGCAGATCCAGGGCCTTGGGTTGGAAGAAAATGTGGACTATATCCTGCTCCCCCAAAAGGTGGAGCAGGTATCTGGCGCAAAATATCTAAAAGAGTACATCCTCACCCTCGACGCCGCCAAGCATATCGCTATGGCAAGCCGCAGCGCCAAGGGCAGGGAGGTGCGGGCCTACTTCATCGAGATCGAGAAGCGGTGGCGCTCCCAGCACCGGGCGGCGGCCCCGGCGGTGGCGGCCGGGCTGGAGCGCTCCCTGGAGATCCTTGGGCGCAATCTGGAGGTGCTGGCGACGGTGGTGGCGCAGATGGGGGAGCAGATGCAGCGGCTTGATCGGCGGCTGAGCGAGTACGAAGAGATCGCCCGCTACCGCCGCCAGGCGGCCAGACGCCGCCGCAAGACGGCCCTCTCCCCCACGGTGGTGGCGGCCTGGGAGGGGCGCCGCGCCGAGTTTGTCCGCAAGATCGTGGAGATCCTCTCCGGCAGCGACGGCTCCCGGATCAACAAGACCGAGCTGCTGCGCCGGGCGGGCTACCGCAAAGACGACAAGACCGCCCGAGAGTGGCTGCGCAGTGGCGTGGGGATCTACTGGAGGGAGCTGAGCGACCGAGGACGAACCTACCGCTACGAACTGATCGAAGAGGCGCAAAAAAGCGCTTAATTTTTAAAAATTATCTTGAAAATGAGCAAAAGCCCAAAAAAGAGGGAAGTTCTCGATAGAATTTGAGGTGGGGGAGCGGTGGCCACCGCTGCCCCCGGTCTGTCGGCGCAAGCCGACGGGGAATACGAAGTAAACCCTATAAGTAAACCCTATAAGGAGGATTTACAATGAATAGTATATCACATAGTGATAGATTCGAAATTGAGGTGCTGCACAAGCAGCTGGAGCGGGCACGCCGCCAGCAGCGTCGAGCCGAAGAGAGGGTGCGGGTCCTGGAGCGGATCCTGCTGCGCCGAATAGTAAGGAAGGTGTTGCACCGGGGAGGGGGGCGATGAACGAGACGATCCCCCAGGCGGCGCAGGAGCGCTGCGAGGAGGCGCTGGAGCGAGTCCGCTTCCTGGCGCGGGCGATGATGGGCTGGGACGAGGAGCGCCTGGCCTTCACCCAGTCCGACCGGGTCGTGCTCGCGGAGATCCTCGTCTTGCTCACCCGAGACGCCGCGGAGTAGCAACGACCACAACCATCACAATATCACTTCTTCAACCGCCGATAAAACGGCGGTTTTCTCTCCTTCTTTCCTTCACACAACATCCTCTTCGAAAAAGATCAGGATTTTGCCCAATCTACTCCAGGGAGAAATACTCCTGGACCATCTCCACCAGCTCATGGAGCAGGTCATCGGGAAGCTCTTCGCCGTCCAGGGGCAGGAAGGGGCGGGCGGGGAGGTGCCGGGTCCCGAACTGATGCGCTTCGCCGTATTCGTACTCCTCCTCCCCCGAGGTCGCCCCCACCCCGACCGTGGCCGTGGTGCGGGTACTCTCGGCGGTGAGGGAGTCGCGCAGGGTCCCTTCGTCCCAGAGGATCCGCTCAGAGCCCTTGGCCCGGATCGTAGCATCGTCGAGGCGGGCCCAGGGGGTGCCGTCGTAGGCGCGCTCCTCGTCGAAGGCTTCATCGGCGAGGTTGCGCAGGCGGTTGGCGATCTCGGCCATCACCGGCGCGGTGTCGCGTCCCCGGCGGATCAGCCTGGCAAAGGCTTTTTTAAGTTTCCGGTCGTCGACGGTGACGATGAGGCTGGAGTCGTCTGAGCTGTTTGACATTTTTTATCCTCTTTGGCATACTAAAAACGATGAGAGGGGACCACACCAAGGCGAGCAGGCCCGGCCCAGCGAAGTGTGGAGCATCCGCCTGTCCTCTCATCGATCTTTTCTCTTTAGAAAATCCTCGTATCTTTTCTACGTTTGTTGATCTGGCTCAGCGAATCGAGCACATAGACACTGGATCCTACCGTTTTGTCCTCGTCGTACCAGAAGACTGCCATGACGGCAAACGTTTTTCCAGAGGCGTCACGATAGAATTTGAAAAACTTCTTGTTAAGCCGGTATCTCTTTTTCCTGCCGCTATGATACCGCT